CTGATGAACACAGGAATGCTCATGCCTAATGGAAACACACCTTCGCCAGTTACTTCTGCTGCCTGCTCTAGTTTTTCACTATTGCTACCCTTCTCAACTTCATAACTACGCCAGTAACTAGGACTTGTTGCTGTACCTAAGTGATAACACTTCAAGTAATAGCAATCCTTATCTTCCATCTCTTTGATTTTTACATATTTTAGTATAGGTCTTCCACCGTACCAATCAAATTCCCAGTCCCATACGTCTAATGGACTGATACCTACTACATAAGGTCTACCTAAGTTGCCATTTTGTGCTTGGGGCATATCGACTGCTACCCACGCATGGCCGAAAATGCTGGTCAAATCGCCGATACTTTCCATGAAACTAGTGATTGTTCTATTGTTTAAGTCAGCATCTAGTGTAAAGAGGTCTGCCCACTCAGTATTTTTAGGATCGATATACGCTCCTGCAGGTGTGCAGAACTGGATATTTCGTTTTACGCCTGGTTCGAACAATACGTCATTGATAGTATCGACAATATAACGGCAGATTGGCTGTGCGACTGTGTTATTGATTAAATCAATCCATAAATTGCTATCTTCGCTAGGTCTTTTCTTGCGAACATACTGTTTAAAAGTGTATCCTCCTAAGTATGCGTATTGGTATGACAACATCTGGTCATACAATGCTTCATAGATTGGATTTCTTTGTAATAATTCTGAATTCTTCATAGATTGTGTTCTCTTTTATTGAACTGAGGTAGATATTGTATTTATACTGTTTGGTTTATGTTTACACTTATCGTTATGGTGTCTACCAATAGTGTTAACAGGCAACGTAACATTACAATATTTGCAAGTACCTAACGGCTGTTTTTTCCCTAATCGATGCATACTACTAGTATGTCTATTCTTACGCATCTTGTCATCCATATTATCTTTCATTGTACCCAACCATAAATGACTAGGGTTGACGCATTTAGGGTTATCACATGTATGACAGACACACATGTACTTAGGTATAGTTTTGTTGTTGTATATTTCGTAACTCACACGATGCGCAGTGCGCATCTTATCTCCGTCACGAAACATACCATATCCAATATTGTTCTTGCCACCTATCCAATCATAACAACCTGTAGTATGATTATGTTCATAGAGTGTCTCGAAACGTTCACGCTTTGACCAATTACGTTTTCCTTTAGGCATACATCACCATGTCATGTAATCTTTTTCTTCACTGCCATTCATGATTTCTTCCCATGTAGGACCACCTGGATACAATGGACTTACTGGCATATGTTCTACGCCTGGCGTGTTCATACGCTGATATCTACTATCCATGCCAACATACTCTGGTAAGTTCAAACCATCATGAGTGATTGGGAACAAGTAATGAATACCATAACGCACACAGTCACCCAATCCATCGATGTGAGCATATTTCTGCTCAGTGTATTTGACAAGTTTTTTTCTACTACCATCTTCATAATGATAAGTGCTTAGTGCCTCGAGGAGTAAATTGTCGTCAGGTCTTACCCATAAGCCACCCCTATTAATGAAACTATTGCTAGTATTGTCGGTGTCTGCAATCAGTGGATTAGATTTACGATTGTTCACGATTGTAAAACCATACTTCTCTAATATGATCCTATCAGTTGTACCAAAAGGACTTGTGGTATCACGATTCAATTGTGTACCACTCATATCGATAATGCTGTTGATTCTACGTTTGGGAAAGTCAACACGAATTGCTCTTGCGATATCTTCAGTGCTTGCATCATTCAATGCATAACTTTTCAATATCTCAATCGTGCCATCTTTCTCACCAGCCCTCGTAACTTGGGCTACAGTAGCGCACATCCTACGTTTGTTAAAATCGTGAAATGTGTACAAGTCACGACCAACATCAAACAATTCTTTTGTGTACTTGTGTTTACTCCAAGCATAGAAAAATTGATTTTCTGTGCTGTCCCAACTACACATATAGTCTTGTTGAAATTTCAATGGCGATAGTATGCGCTTCTGCTCTTCGATGAATGCCTTATTTCCACTGCGCATCTGCAAGTAATTCATGTGACGCACAATATATTTGTCAGGCATTCCTAGTGCCAACTGATATAGGTCGTATAATGGACCATTACCATTTGGTGTACTAATCAATATCAATCTACCCTGAGTGTCAGGTTGACCTACCTTAGGTCTTAATCGGTTTGTAATTTCTTGTAGTGTGTCTGCTGTGTACAAACTTGCTTCGTCAGCAACCCATACACCTACGTTAAGACCTCTGAGATTTTCTCTTTGCTCTGCACTTTTACAACGAATGAACACACCATTAGGAAACTTAATTGTAAGTTCACTATTGTTGATGTGTTCGCCGTCTTTCAAACCAAAGTGTTCGATGCAACTACGTTTTAATGGTTCCCAAATCAATGATTTAATCATCTGTCCAGTGGGAGCCGAATAAATGATATCCTTTTGCTTGTGATAACGTTCATCTGTTGCAAACAATGGCAATGCTATCGAGGCAAGGAATGTCTTGCCACTACCAACAGGTACGATATTGATGCAGTGTTTGTCTGAGGTGAGCCAGTCACTTAACAGTGTGGTTTGCTCACCATACAGAGGAATGTCAATTTGCTTCATTACTTTGCAATACTATAATCAATAGGTAATGAACTGAATTCTGGCAACTCTTTTTGTGGGAACACAAACTTGTTGTTCAAACTCTGTCCAAGTGTAGTAACATCCAACTCTTGCTTATCAGCAATAACTTTATTCAAAATCATTTGCTCATATTTTTGTCGAGCAGGCATGTCACATGCAATGATGGTTAATTGATAACCTTCTGCTAATAGTTCTTCAAAGGGTTTACCACAGGTATTTTCAATCTGATTAAGAATGCGTTCTGCACTTAGTTTAGTTGTGCTACCCTTCTTGCGACCACTACCTGGCATTGGACCACCTGGTCCTTTGCGCTTTTTAATAACAGGCGTAGTCTGTGTTGTTTCAGTTACTTCTGTGTTTACAGTATCCATGATACTAGTCCTCCAATAACAAAGCCTACAATGAAGTAGGGTAAATTAACTCTCATCAACACTAGGTGTTGCTGTAGTTTCTTTTTTAGTTCGTTTAGGTTTACTGTTTTTAATAAGTTCATTGAACTGATTCTCCAATTGTGAATGTAAAAAATTGTGCGCTGTAGCACAACGTAACTTGTTACGCAAATCAACTAGGTCATCGTGTTCTAATTGTTTGGCTACATCAATGATGTAGTGGAATTTATTTGTACAGCAAAGGCAACGTTTCAATGAATGAATGTCGTATTCTATAGTCATTAGCCAATTCTTTCCTTGTATAGTTTCTCTAAGTCTGGGAACTTGGGATGGTCACTAGCATGAGTTACTAGATTGTTATACAATTCTTTTACTGTATTGATGTGGCTAGTTTTAATCATCTGTGCGTAAACACGGATAACGCCTGGATTGTTCATGCGAATGTATAAGTCATGCTTTTGCATCATAGTTACCTTAATTTAAATTATCAGGATCAAGTCCTGCCATTGTTAATCTATCTCGTATTCTTGCAACGGTTGTTTTGTAAATGGTAGTACTGTTAACGATAGGTTGTACGCCATATGTTTTTGCTAGTGTGACAACCTCTTCAATCGTGCCTTCATTGAGTACACGTTCACGTTCGTTTAATCTGTCGATGATAGGCTGTGGATTAATTATTTTTGCTTTAGTCATTGATTAGGCCCTCACTCTTTAGTATGTTCTTGGCCCATGTAAGGCCTGCGTTACCACCCCACATCAAGTATGCTTGTGTGCCTGGTGTTGGCTTGCCTGGATCATAATAAACTTTTGCACGACTGAGGAAACTGTATGTTCGTTTAACGATATCTAAACTTACACTCTCACGTTTGCTGAATTGGTTGGCACGTGCTAGTCCTACACTTGTGCCACCCTTATTGCTAGGTGTTGCCTCATCACGCATCTTTAATCCTGCACGTGCATTGTCTGCCATACTTTGTGTGGGTTTATAACTCATATATAAATCTTCTCGTAATCTTCTGGGTTATCTGTTGGATCGAGGCCATCATAGATAACACCATCTACTTTACCTTTGTACTTCAATGCACCGAACACACTCAACCACTTCTGATTCTTCTTGTTCCATGCTTGACAAATCTCTAGGAATCTATCTTTGCCGAACATTAGTTCCATCTGTGCTTTGCAGTCTGAGGGCGAAGGATTGATATCAAACTTTGTGTCCTGTAACTTAAACATAAAGTCGATGCAACTAT